GGCAACCCGAGCGGCCATCGCTCCTCCTATTGACCTGGCCCTCAAGCTGACTCCTTTCATCTTCTTTGCGGAGGGCTCCTCAGGCCGACTCCGCTACAGAGATAGTCCGTTCATCGATCGCTTCGAGAAGCAGGATGTCTATCGAAGAGATCTTCGCTATTCCGTGGACTGGCCGACAACCGAGCTGGGCCTGGATCCTCAGATCAACATCGTGCAGATCAACCTTAGAGCGCCCGACGATCTGCTCTTGAAACAGGTAAACCTCTAAAGGAGGAGATGATGCCGATCTCGCAACTCGGGGCGATCAACACGACCGCCCTCCTCGTCCCGGACGTCTACGTCCAGATCGTGCCGCCGCAGGCGGTCTTTCTGAACGGTGTGCCGTCCAACATCATGGGGGTCGTCGGTACGGCCACCTGGGGAAAGAAGAACTCGCAGGTCACGATCGCCAACATGGCGGACTACTCCCGCGAGTTCGGCCCCATCGTCGCACGCAAGTTCGATCTCGGCACCCTCACCGCAGCGGCGGTGCTCCAGGGTGCGAACGACTTCCGCGCCGTGCGTGTGACGGACGGCACCGATGCGGCGGCGACCATCGTTCTCACGGACGATGCGACGCTGACGCAGATCACCTACACCGCAGTCTGCACCGGGTCTCTGGGTAACCAGATCAAGGTCACGCACGCTGCGGGGTCGAACAGCACCAACTCGGCTCCCACCTTCAAGGTCAGCGTCTCGCTGCCGGGTCGGGTCACCGAGACCTTCGACAACATCGGGGGTGTGGACGAGGCAGTCTGGGCGAACATCGCCAAGGCCATCAACCTCGGTCAGTCCGGCTTGCGTGGCCCGTCCGAGATCATCACCGCGGTGGTCCCCACGAGCAACGCTTCGGACGTCGCCCCCACGCTGGGCCTGATCTCCACCCTGGCCAGTGGCACCGACGGCGCAGACGGCGCGGATGCTCAGGATCTCCTGGGTGCCGACTCCTCGACCCGCACGGGCCTCTACGCCCTGCGCGGCTCGAAGGCCAGCGTGATCGCCCTGGCCGACTGCGACGATACCACCACCTGGAGCAATCAGGTGGCCTACGGTCTGAACGAGGGTTCGTACATGATCCTCACCGGGCCGGCGGGTCAGTCGATCAGCGCTGCGATCTCGGCGAAGTCGACGGCCGGCATCGACACCCCGTGGGCCAAGCTCATGCTCGGCGATTGGGTGTACTTCAACGACACCGTCAACGGGCAGCAGCGTCTCATCTCGCCGCAGGGCTACGCCCTCGGTCGGCTGGGCAACCTGGCCCCCCAGGAGTCGTCCCTCAACAAGCCCATCTTCGGCTTGATCGGCACGCAGCGTTCCGCGGCCAATCAGTCGTACAGCTCGGCCGAACTCCAGCAGCTCATCGCTGCGGGCATCGAGGTCATCTGCAACCCGGCTCCGGGCGGCACGTACTTCGCATGTCGGTCCGGCCACAACACGTCGAGCAATCCGGTCACGAACGGGGACGTCTACACCCGCATGACCAACTACATCGCGGCCACGATCAACGCGGGCATGGGGCTCTTCATCGGCAAGATCCACACCCCTGCTCAGCAGCGCGAGGCCAAGGCGACGCTCGACAATTTCTTCTCCAACATGGAGCAGCAGGGTCAGATCGGTACGACGGATGGCACCCCGGCCTTCGAGACCATCCTCGCCCCGGCGAACAACCCTCGGTCCCGCGTCGCACTCGGCTACATGCAGGCGGACTGCAAGGTCGTGTACTTCGGGATCATCGAGAAGCTGCTCATCAACGTCGAGGGCGGTGCATCGGTCCAGATCACCCGCCAGGATGTCACGTTCGCCTAATCAGCGAGCGCCAACCAGATAGGAGGATTGGCAGTCATGCCGATGAACGATTACAGCATTGGGCGGGACGTGACTCTCGACCTGATCACGCAGGACGGGCCGCTTCGGTTCGCCAAGCTGACGGGCTTCATGTCGCGCCAGGAGACCAACGACCAGAAGGTCAAGGGGATGGACGGGGAGATCACCAACCTGTACATTCCCGACGGCTGGACGGGCACCTTCGACTACGAGCGGAAGGACTCCAAGCTGGAGGACTTCTTCTGCAAGTTCGAAGCCGACTACTACAACGGTCGCAACCTCCAGGGAGCCACGGTCACCGAGACCATCAAGGAGCCGAACGGATCCGTCAGTCAGTACCGTTACCAGGGCGTCATGTTCAAGCTGGACGACTCGGGTGACATCAAGGGCGACACGACCATCAAGCAGAAGATCAGCTTCGTGGCCAGCCGCCGCATCAAGGTCGGGTAACCGACCCTAGCCACCACTAGAGGAGGGTAACTCAAGTGGCAGACGCAACGATCGTGAAAGATGCCGAGACCGCAGCACCAGCGCCGGTCTCCAACAAGGCGATGAGAAACGCCATCCACACCCTCACGGACTCAGAAGGTCGCAAGCTCGTGGTGAAGCGCCCGTCAGTGCTTCAGCAGTTCCGACTTGTCGAGCTTCTGGGTCCGGAGCTGGGTAAGAACACCATGTACCTCAACATGGCGATGCCCGCGTTCTGGGTCCAGAGCATCGACGGCGAGCCTCTGTACGCCCCGGCCACCAAGCTGGAGCTGGAGGCGGCGGTCGAGCGCCTGGACGAGCATGGTCTGGATGCGGTGAACGACCACATCCTTTCGCAGCCCGAGACGATCACGAAGGCCGGACTAAAAAACGCGTCCGGCACCCAGGCCTCCGACAAGCCTTCGCTCTAATCAAACAGGGCGTACCGTGGAAGATCGCCATGGAAGCCTCGGAAATGGATCGGCTGGGTTGGCTGATCATTTGCGGGGAAATCGACGGCGGCGTCTACGACTTCGACGCAATGGATTGGGTGCCGCGTAAGACATGAGCAAGACGTTCAAAAGTTTCGTCGAGGCTGGTGACTTCTTCTCCAGAGCAGCGTTGGTCCAAGAACGTGTTGGACAGGCTGCTCTGGAGAAGGCCGGTAAGGCTATCCTCGAAAAGGCCCAAGGGAAGTTTGGTCACTACCAGCGCGCCACCGGAGAGTGGGCGCGCTGGATGCCGTTGACGCAGTACACAAGAGATGAGCGCGTGGGTCTCGGGTATTCTGAGGATGAACCCCTGCTCAGGAGCGGTGAGCTTCGGGACAGTGTTACTCTGTCCACTGAGCATGGTCGTATCGTAATCGGCTCCGCCGATATTCGCATGATCTGGCACGAGTTTGGTACGACCCACATGCCACCCCGAGCGGTGCTGGGTCCGGCGCTGTACGAGATGAGAAACAAGGTCATCAAGTCGATCAGCCACGCTATCATCGAATCTTCGATGTACGGGTTCGTTAAGGAAGAGGACCTATGATCGAATCCTACCGAGTAGGGATCACCGTATTCCTGAACAATCTCGTGGGCAAGGGTCTCAAGACCCTCAGCTCACAGATGGAGGCTGCTCAGAAGCGGGCCGATCTTCTACAGAAGGACCTCACCAAGCTCCAGCGGGCGACGGGTTCGCAGGGGGTCTTCGCCGAGCGAGCGGCTCGGGCACAGGCCCAGGCTGCGACCCACTTCGATCGGGCGGCTCGGGCACAGGATCAGCTAGCTAACAAGACCAACCGGCTCCGTGACGTACAGGGCCGGATGGCTACCGAGACGGCTGCGAACACCGCTCGTCAGGCTCAGTGGCAGCGCCGCCTTGACTTGATGGAGCAGAAGCGTCAGCTCACTCTGGTAACTGGTGCGAAGCGGCTGACCGAGCAGCGTCAGATGCTGCGTGCCACCACGAACGAAGGCAAGACGATTCGTGAGGGATTCGCCCGTAAAGAGGAGGATATCCAGCGCCAACTCGGGCATACCTGGGACAAGGCGGGTATCGCCCAGAACACGCTGTTCCAGACTCGTCAGCGCACGCAGGGTCGGATGCTGGCTCTGGACAATGAGATCCTCGCCAAAGAGAAGCAGATGGCGGACGCTCGCCGGCTGCACCAGAAGTCGTCGGGCTACAAGGAGGAATTGTCCCAGCTTCGTCAGCGCCGGGAGGCGATGGCAGCAAACGTCGTGGCGGCGGAGACTCGTGCTCGGGTGACAGGAGAACAGCTCGCGGCCAAGGGAGGAATGCTCCAGGCTCAGCGAGCTGGTCTCGTGCCGGCCCGTCGCCAGGCCAGGGCGGAGAACCTGGCCGAGCGCGCCCGTATCGAGCAGAATATCGAGAAGGTGAAGGCCGATATGGCCATGCGTCTGCTCACCATGGACGCAGCGCGCAAGGATATCGTCTCTCAGATGGAGCGAGCTGGTGAGACCAGCGCACTCAATCGGATGCGGCTAGCCGAACGAGAAAAAGAAATCTCGAACGACATGTCCCGCACCAAGCAAGCCGCCGAGGCCGAAATCGGCAAGGCCCGGATGCAGCAGTTCGAGGCTGCGAAGGCGAATGCCGTCCGGAACCAATTCGACACGGCCGAGCGTGCAGTGAGAGCCGAGCAGGCCACGGCAGCGGCCACGGCAGCGTCGCTGATGCAGCAGCAGGGCCGGGCCAAGCTGCTGATGGGTGGCGGAGCAGCGACGGCCGCAGGCGGTCTCGGTCTGCTGGCTCTGGCCCATAGCTGGGTTCCCGAGGCGGCGGAGTACCAGCGCAGTCAGCAGGCGGTCGTGGCAACCAATCCCGCAATGGCAGGGATGTTCCGTGATGAGGCGAAGCGCGCGGTCACAGGATACGCGCCCTTCCTCGGGTTCAACGACGCCACACAAACCCTGCTCGACTTGCACAAGGCGTTCGGTGACCCGAGCCAGGCCGTTCGGTTCATGCCCTCTATGACTCAGCTCATGGCGTCGATGGTTCACGTCATTCCTGACATGAGTCCGGACAAGGCCAGGGAGCAAGCGTTCTCCATCGCCAAGGCACTGGAGCTGTTCGGCGCGGCCCGACCGGGGCCGAACCACGACTTCCCGCAGTTCGACAAGTACCTCGACATGATGGGCCGGTCCATCCTGTTCAGCGGTGGTCGGCTGGATGGTGCCAGCTTCCAGTCGGTGGCGAAGTTCGCCGGTGCCTCGGTCTCCTCGCTGAGCCCGGAGTTCTTGTTCGAGCAACTGCCCTGGCTGATGACCGCCATGCAGGGAGGCGGAGGTCTGGGTAACTCGGGCACCTTCGGCCCCGGCGCACGTATCGCCGCCCTCCAGCGGTTCATCCAGGGAACGGGTGGGTTGGCCAAGGAGCCTGCCAGCCTCTTACAGAAGATGTCCCTTCTGCAAGCGGGCGAGTTCGTCGATGGCAAGGTCAAGAAGAAGCTGCCGCTGGTCGGTGCCGATATCGGCATCAGCAATCCCTTCCAGTGGGCACAGCAGGTCTTCGTTCCGGCATTCGAGAAGACCTTCGGGAAGATCAATTGGGGGGATACCGAGAACCAGAAGTTCAAGTACGATGGGCTGGACTACACCCTCACACAGTTGGTCCAGAAGGCCACGCAGGGCAATCAGTACGCGGGCAGCATCCTATCCATGTTCATCCAGAACAGGGACATGGTCTACAAGGAGCAGGGTGCTCTACGTCAGCAGATGTACCCGTCCCAGGTCGCCAAGGCGAACGAGGGTGCGTGGTCGATCGTGTCGCCCACCTTCTCCGCGCAGGCCAAGGCCATCGGTGAATCAGGCTTGGGTCAGGGTGCGCTGGGCGAGTTTACCGCTGCCACGAAGCTCGCAGGTGATGGACTGATCGGTTTCAACCGAGTGCTGGCCGATCATCCCGGATACGCCAAGGTGGCGGGACAGGCCGTCGTCGAGCTGGGTACCGCCTTCACGGCGCTGGGCAGCATCAGCGTGGTCGTAGGCGCGGCCAAGTGGTTCGGTGCAGCGGCCCTGCTCGACGGCATCGGAGGCGGTCTGAGCGCCATCGGCATTGCCTTGGGTGCCGCTGCCTTCGGCACGGCGGGCACCATCGCCATCGGCCTCACAGCGGTGGCCGCGGCGATCGGTTCTGTCTGGTTTGCAGCGAAATACTTCTTGGATGACGACTTCCAGGCCAAGGTCAACAAGAAGATGGGTGGATGGTGGGAAGGCGTCAAGGATTGGGCAAGCTACACCTGGCAGGGGATGACTGGTCACTCAGGTGACTTCCCCGACTATGTGAAGGACAAACAGAATATCCTCGCCATGGCGGGAGGTCAGCCCTTCCCGTTCCCGGAGCGTTCTCGGTACGTGATTGCCTCGGGCAACCTGACCGACGGTACTCGTACCAAGAATGGTGAGAATATCCCGAACATGGTGATGCGTCCCGACACCGGCACACACCTCACAGCGAACATTGATCTCCACGTTGGTCATCGGGTGCTGGCGTCGGTCGTACATGACGCATGGCTGGATGATTGGTCGCAGCCCACGAGCGGTCAATCGGCACCCGACTACAAGGAGATTCCCACTCAGAGCAGCGGCCGTCAGGAGCGGTAAATGCCCGATCTCACTTTACAGCTCGGATCCTTCCAGTTCCGCAACCGCTCCCTGGAGATGCCGGAGTACATCGCCGGCGGTGGAGCGCAGATCCTCATCACGCACCAGCTCGTGGGTGGCGACCGCATCATCGATGCCATGGGCCGCAACGACGCACCCCTGGAGTGGGCGGGTCGGTTCATGGGGCCTGACGCAGCACAGCGGGCCTTCACTCTGGATGCCATGCGAATCGCTGGGCAGCAGTTTCTCTTGACCTGGGCGCGCTATCGCTACAACGTGGTGATTGAGAAGTTCATCTTCAACACGGAGAGGTTCTACAATGTCCCATATCGTATCGTTTGCGTTGTGGTTCAGGATCTGGGCAACCCAACACTTCGGAGCCCGTCAGATTCAATTGATTCGGCTATTCGGGGATCCACCAGCAGCGCGGGGTTCTTCTCCAGTTTGCTGAATGACTCGGGCCTCTCGGGCCTGATCGATGATGTCAAGGGGGCGGTGGGTGCGGTCAATGACTTCGCAACGGCAACGGTCGCAGAGGTCAACAGTGTCCTCGGGCCGGTGGTGGCAGCTCAGGCATACGTCCAACAGGCCATCTCCCAGCTTGGTGTCAATGTCTCCAATATCACGAGCCTTGGCGGGATCTTCCCCAACCAGATCAGTGAGTCTGCCATCAATCTCATCGATCAGGCCCAGACATTCGGAGATCTCGGAAATCTGTACAATACGGGATACAGCCTGGGAGTTACCCAAGTCAACCTAGAGTCACTGTCCGGCATTGGCAACTCTCTCGATCAGGCCGGCTCGTCTCTGACCACGGCCGGTGGCAATCTCTTCAATGTTGCGAACGACGTCTACGGTGACCCCACCAAGTGGACTGGTATCGCCGAACAGAATGGTCTCACGGATCCTCAGCTCGATGGCGTGAACACTCTGCAGATTCCAGACAACCCGCCCGATACAGGGGGAGTGCTTGGTGGTCCTCATATCGTTACCGCCGCCGAGGGGCTGGCGTCCGATGATGCCTTCTTGCTGTTGGCCAATCAACGAGCAAACGTCGGATTCCTTGGCGGAGGTAACTGATGCCAGTCAATAATCCTGTCGTAATACCCACGGTCCGTCACCCTCGTTCGATCGTCAAGGTCAATGGGCTGGAAGCCCCGGCCATGATCGAGTGGCAGACCGATGCGAACAACTACTATCGGGCGAACACCTTCCGAGTGGAGTTTGCCCTAGAGTATCCGGGCAGCGCACAGGCCACGATCAACGCGGCATGGTGGGCTGACCAGGCTGACCTTCTCGTCGAGATCTATGCCGGGTTCCCCTCCGACCCCGCCAAGTACACGACCTCCGACCTGGAGAAGATCTTCGTGGGGGAAGTGGATGAACTAACCACCACCCTCGAGGCGAACCTCGTGGTGCTGGAGGGGCGTGACCTGAGCCTGCGGTTCATCGAGACCAAGACCACCGAGAAGTACCCGAACATGACAGCCAGCGAGATCGTCAAGAAGCTGGCCGATGACAAGGGCGTCAAGACCCAGATCACCGATACCTCGGAGAAGGTGGGTCGGTTCTACAACGAGGAGCACGTCCAGCTACAGGACGAGCGCACCATGTGGGACTTGATGTGCTTCCTGGCCCAGAGCGAGCAATACGTCCTGTTCCTCAAGGGTGATGTTCTACACTTCGAGCCCGCGCCCGCCGAGGACTCATCC